ATGGTGGAAACACGCGAAGTGGCGGCAGCACTCATGCCACCGCGGTTCTGCGGGTTACCGGAGCTGAACGCGGCCTGCAGCGCCGCCGTCTTGGCGGCGCGCGAGGTGGCGCGCTCCTTATTGGACTTGGGCTGCTTCTGCTGCTTGTCCTTCATGTGAAAAATTAGAAAGGTAAAAGACCTAGGTCGAAATTGGGCGAAGTTAAATATTCAGCCCCGAGACACGGCGGAGGCATTGCTGCGATCATTTCCTCGATGGTGCGTTGCTGGCACGGAGGGATTCCGAAGGCTTCGAAGAAGGACACCCGAGATCGGTCATCCACCTCCTTAGCGCTTGTCATTCCCCTTGACAACCATACAAAACCGCTCAAAGGCGCATAGGCGCTTCGTGCATCAATCTTGGACAGACGGTAATAGAACGCGCAAGCTACGGGGATGTCGCCCCAGGCTGCGGTCCCGCCAACACCGATAGACTTCAACACGCTCAAGGCATGCTGGTAATCGGGGACGAGTGAGAACGTGTCTTTCGCCAAACAGGTTGGGAAAACACGCACCATCTTGTAACCGGACACACTCCACACCGGTTGCGCCGAGCAAAAGTTAATGCGTTCGAACACATCAACAATCGGTTCGGTATCAACCTCCATACCAAATTGAAGAAAATGACCCCAGACGCTCGATTCAACAGCGTTCCCGTAGCGTCGCTCGCAGAAAAGGACAAAATCGTCGCCATCGTCGACGACCTCGACCCTGACGCCCTTCTGGCGCCAGGTTTTACAGAAAGAGTGGATCATTGCGCAAGCCAACACGATATTGCCCAAAGACGTGTCCATGTCGCCAGACATCCGTCCACCCCATCGCATCCATTTCAGCACGGCCTCAGGCGTGATCAGGCACCCACGGTTCACCAAAGTTGCCTTCAGTAGAGCCATGAATTCCGGATCATCGAGAAACCACGCTTTGTAGATGCGGTGTGTGAAACGGAGGGCGTTGATATGGACATGCTGGTCGAAACGTCGAGCGTCGGCACCGATCGCAACTGGATCATCAAAACTCTCCCAAACCTCTCTCAACAAGCGGCCACGTTGTAGCGCGTTTAACCCCTTGCAGACTACCGTTCGGCCAAACACCTCATTTATCCGCTCATAGAGCAAATGCTCCAGCGGGCGAATGAAGCGTCCGATCTCGACGTTGAATCGCGGGGGCCTCGGGCATACAAGCCTAGGCACTCCTACCTTGCTATCCTGACAAGCTTTCTCCAGCTTCAAAAACGTCGCCACGCGCGACTCTCGAGCCAAATCCAAAGGGACCGACACGAGTGACTCAGCAGCGTCGCGATACAGCCTGCGTTTATGTGGTGGCGATGACTCGGCAAATTGCTGCCGGGTCAAAGGCACCACACACTGCCAGGGTGCGGGTCGCAACGCCGCCTCGAACGCTCGAAGCGGCCCCCTACGAGAGAAGGCCCAGGGGTGCGGGCATGGCGGCGGCCTGAAACCGGATACACTTGGAACCCGAATTGGATCTGCTTTAACCCAAAACATGCGCTCAAGAATAGCCGTCAGCGCATTAACCTTCGATTTAGTATCGAAGGCGCAGATCTTTGATGGGACGCGAAC